GGTTATGCCTCCGCCTCCACCGCTCTCGGATACCACTTGCCACACACTCGATTGGTAGATATACAGCTTATTATTGTCGTCCGTATCAATCCAATAATCACCTTCGTTCATGCCAGAGGTAGGCGCCTCATCCTGATAATATGTCTTAGGCGGGATAGCATCGCTGGCTAATTTAGAAAGCGTTATGGATTCAGCCGTAATCTTACTTCCATCCAAATTAAGGATCTTCGCATTCGTTACGATGAGGTCTTTTATCTGGGCAGATAGAGTAATGAGTTCCCCGGCAATAAGCTTCCTTGCCGATATTATGGCATCGCCTATTTCCGCTTCGGTCAAAGGCGTAAAGTTTATCGTAACTGCAGAGGAGAAACTCCCCGGCCCATAAGTATCTACCGCCCTTACTTTATAGTAAGCCCTGTCTTTTATGACAAACTCATCGCCGATATCAGGCGTGCCTGATGGCCAGGAAGCTACCGAAACCTGCCCGGTTGAATTGTTGTAGGCGGTGACTATTGCCTCCTGGCCTTGATATGCCCCGCTTGTCTGCACGATCACGTCGCCGACAAAGTAATTGGGGCCATAGCCTGCTATACCGGCATCCGTAATGCTTGTTACATCTGCCGCGTCAGCCTTGGCATCGACCGGCGCATTACCCTGAACCGTTGCCGCTGTGCCGGGAACCTTTACCTCTAAAGCCTCCTCACCTCCCCAAACATTAGTAGGAGATTTATAGACTTCGTAATATTTCAAGTCCTCGTCGCTAACATCAGACCATTCTATCTTGGCAAACCCGAACCACTGCGTCGCCGCTATGGTTGGCGTAGAAGGAGCCGCGTTTGTCGGCGTTACAGACTGTGCTGTTTCGGAATAATTGCCGGACGTATTAAAGGCCTTGATGTAATACGTGCCTGGGTTTCGTGATGATGGCGTAACGATCGTGAATGTATTTGCCATGCCTCTATATATAAGACTGGCGCTCTGTATTCCCCAATTTGCGTCTTCTGTCCTGATCTCGTAACCCGCCAAATCCATATTCGGGATTTTATCCCAGGTAAAGACTATTTCATTTAAAAAAGTGTAAGCAAAATTGGAAACGTCATTGGGTAGCGTAGTGTTACCGGTAATGGTAATCTCGGCAAAGGGGGAATCGGGCTTTGCTGTTTCCTGGCTATCGTAAGATACGCTTGTCACGCAAACTTTATAAGTCGAGCCGACTTCTATGTTCCCGATTATCGCCATGCTGTTGCCTTCGGTGTATCCTACGTAATACCAGTTTAAGCCGCCGTTATCCGAATAATAAACATTAACTCCCTTGAATCTATTCATCAATTCCGAAGCGCCCAAGTCAGGAAGCTCGAAACATACGTCTATTGCGTTCTCTATCGTGCCATCTGCCAGAGTAAGCACTCTCTCAGTCAATACTAAATTCGAAACCAAAGGAATGCTAAACTGCAAAGAAGAATAGTTATTGTCCGGTATGATTATGTCGCTATCATCGTAAACATTTTCATTGTATTCCAAGGCAGATATCTGGACTTCGTCCTTGCCTTCTCTCTGGATAGACACGACCCTGAAATCCTTTTTGACTTTATTCGTTTCGCCAATCGCATATACATCAAATGCCTGCGGGCTGGATGAAAATGCCGTACACGCCACTTCCGTGTAGCTGCCTGCAGGAGATGTTATAGACCGTTCTTCTATCGTATCGTCGGAAAACCTGATCTGAATTTTGTAGGACTTGCCATCCTCGATCACCATCGTCCGGTCCAGTTTCACCAGCGTGGTTGTCGAGCCTGCCTGAACCCTGCCCGAGAAACCCCACTGAGGCACGTCGTGTGAAACCGAGATAATATCTCCTGCCTGACAGGCAACCGCGTCTATCCCAGCCTTGAACGAAATAGACCTGTTGATATACTTAGCCACCTTCAATGCGTATCTGCCTGCGCGAATGGCATAGCTTGCCCGAGTCGTAAACAGCCTCACCTGACTCTTGCGCATAGGATCTCCGGCTGCCAGAGCGTCCTCATCGATATATGCTATCGTTTCCTGCCGATATCCTTTATCCTTATCCATAAACTGAATCTCGAGGACGTTGGGGATTTCTTTCAGCGTCTTCCAGCTTTGGACGAAAGTATCTTTGACGATATTGCCCATGCTGAATAACTGAGTAGGATTTGTCTGCTTGTCTATCTTAAACGATATCCCGCCCGCGCTATACACCGGCATAGCGTTGAATGTGGCGCATAACTGGATCAGGACGTCCAGCGCCTTCGTGTTGGAATCGATTACCACATCCATCCTGAATCTTTTCTCAAAGCCGCCGTTTCCATCGCCAATCTTTTCCTCGCAATACCTGGACATTTCCAATAATGAGACAACATCTAAGTTCCCGCTGGATATAAACTCTCCTAATCCATATCGGGCGTTCGTTATAAAATCTTTCAAGCACCATACAGGATTGGCGCAGTATTTTTTGACATAAGTGGATCCATCCCAAGAGAGCAATGTATCGTCCAACAACAACCTGTAATTTACCCCATCCCAATAATAATCTTCCCAATCAACAGGAGTCGCTCCGTTCAAGATATTAGGAACGAGGACTTTCTTGCCTTTGACGATAGTCGTAATATTAGGCATGCCTCCGGAAAGCTGATCCGTGGCCAAAAGCTTCAGGCCCAGCAAGGCTGTGTTGGGATAATTAAGGCTGTCGGTTTTGAGTTCATCCGATTGATACCAGCTCAAATCGCCCTGCCTTAAGGGATCGAGAGAGCTGTCATCGGATGTCCTCGTCACCCGAATATCGTACTGTCCAGGAGTAAGCCCGGTTTTCCTAAAAGTCCTTCGCACCGGCGAGCGGGAATTGTCGGAAATGGTCGTCTCGCCCAAATTGATCCAAGTGCCTGAGGTATGCAGTTTGTATTCCACCTTATAGGTTACGCTCCAGCTGTTTATTCCCCCGCCGGAACTCTGTTGATATAACCCGTTATTCAACCTTAAAAGAATCTCAAACCCTTCGACATCCGAATCGACCGTCTCATAAACATAAGGATTGTCTTTCAAGAGATTTACGTTGACCGTATGAAGATTATGTAGATCCTCGAAATCCGCGATCAATGACTGGTCGTTCGTGCCGTAACGCTTGACTATGTCAACACCGTCGAAATTATCGATTGAATTGTCGTTGATTCCGATATCACCGATCGCCTCTATTTCACCTTCGCATAAGGCCAAAAGCACATTCAAATAATGTTTATCCCCGTCATCCCGTAAAAACTGATTGATGATATTGCCGCCGATTTTATGCTCCCCATAAACGACCGCAACCGGCACACCGACCTCTTGTATCGTCTGAACTCCATCCCATCCGTATGTGGGCGAGCCTTCATCCAAACCAACGGATCCTAAATTAAAATCGGCCATCTTCGGCTGATTCATGTATTGATAAATCGAATACCCCAAAGACAATACAAAGAAGGCAAATATAAACGGATGAGCTATCGCATACGCTGCTATGGCTGAAACGATCCAAGAGACAACAGCTATTACCGGCGCCTTAACCTCAGGGATAATAGTTATCTCGTCTCCCTGCTCAACCCGAACATCGAGATCATTGATCTTTTTACCTGTAACAATAACCCGCTTATCCTTATAATCGAACCCGGATTTATCCAGCAAACTACGAACAGTTTCGCTTCGTGAATAATCGAATTCCTTGATTTGCGCTTGGTCTAATTCAAAAGGATTTTCGATATTGCGTATAGTTACCATGCCTTATTCCTCAACCTGTAAAAACCTTCGATTCTTTTCTTCCAAGACTCATCATCCATCCTCGATACAATCACCCCGGCCCGGCAACAATGGACAAACTTCCTGTCCTTAAAAACGACGCCCGCATGATTAGCCACTCCCAGGGAATTCAAAAACAAGACCCCGTCCAATAATTCGGGAACCTCGACCTTATCCCAGTCATTGACGTAATTCTCCTTGAAATAATCTTTATTGCGAAGTCCCCATGCCTGCCCATATTCCAAATCCTCGATGTCAAACAACCTAAAACCCAGGTCCGCATACACAAGCTTCAAGAATCCCCAGCAGTCCAGGCCAGCCATCTCCCGACCCCTGTGCTTATAGGGAATGCCGAGATATTTATCAATGATAAGCTTCTCTACATGATATATATCCGCCCTGTGGGCACCGAAGGGAAAGCTCCGAACCTTGGATAATTCCCTATCTCCTTGCATCTCTGCTGTGTCTTGTTGCACGATGTTTCTCCTCCCGAATATCCGCACTCGCTTGATTTAAACTTCCAAGCGCAATAGTTCCTGGTATACCTTCGCGATGGCAAGTCCACTCCCAAGACATCGAATTTGCCCGTCAAGGTAAACTCGACATTATTCTGGTCTGCCACATAGTTATCAATATAGAAAATATCGTCTATGTATGCGTCCGGATCGGACAACTGATTAGCCCAGACCATGCGGATAATGACTTTTTTGCCCCTGAAATCATACTGTTCGAGATACGATTGTATTAGCCTCGAGACGTTGACCAGCCTGACCTTGACCTGGTCGATCTGTCCCTGGTTGTTCTCGCCTATGAACTCATGGGTTATGGGAAACCTTGAATAAAGGACCGAATTATAACTGATGTCCGTATCGTATCCGGCAAGATGAAGATCGCTGACGCCATCGTAATCTTCGATGGTATATAAAAAAATCGGCTGGTTTTCCTGCTTGGCTTTCTCAGCCTTAAATGTTGCGTCTATATTTCTCGGCATTATTTCACCTCTATAAAATCGAATTCAAAGTCATATATCCGATACGCCTTCAAAACGAATTTAAAACTGTCCTCGACGAACCTAACCGTATACTCCACGGAATCATTGGGATTCGTCCAGGTGAATGCCGCAAGCGCCCCATATTTGCTCATAAAGAAATCCCTGATATCGCTCATCTCGGCT